TGAAATAAAAAATAATAATATATATATATGGGAACTTGCTTAATTACACACGGACGAAGTGAGCCGTGTAAAGAATTTGTAGGTGGATTGTATAAAATCTGGTTTGGTAATTTTGGTACAGTTAATACTGTATCATCTGGAACCACAAATGATATAACCTCCTTCTCTGGAACAACAACACTATACGAATACGAACTTAAAGGTTCTTCGAAATTAACTCAAGAACTTACAAGTTCGAGAGACAACGGAACAACTTTTGTAAAACAAACCTTAACTCTTGAATTGAAAGGTGGTGATTCCGTTATAGCCAATGAAATAAAACTTTTATCCTATGG